CCAGAAGCAAATGGTCTAATACCATTAGACAAATAACCTCCTTCTGCTCCAAACCAACCAGTAGAACCAAGCATATTTGAAAAACCTGCTTTCAAGAACATGCCTCCAATTGATTTCGCAATACCTGCTAATGATTCTCCTAATGACTTTGTTCCATCAATCAAACCTTGTACAGCACTTGTCATTCCACTAGCAATAGTCTCTTTAATATCTTCCATTTTTACTTTAATAAATTCTGATTCTTCTTTAACTTGTTTTTGAGTAGCAAGGTATTTCTTCAATTCTTCTGTTGACATTCCTAATAATTTAACCCTGTCTTCTAATGCAGTATTAATTCCTCTTAATTCTTCTCCAAGTAAATCAGTCCATCCATTTTGTCTTATTTTTTCTTGAACTGCTTTTTTCTCTTGCTCTAAATTTGCAGTTCCTTTACTAAAGACTTGTTCTAAACTTGCTATTTCAGTTGCCAAAGCTTCGTTCATTCCTCCTTTTTTCAATTCAACAATACGCTTATCTAATTCAAATTGTTCTTTTTTCTTATTAAGTAATTCTTGCTCACCCATTAACGCTTTTTGTACCAAAGTTTCAGCATTTCTTTCCCCTAAACCTGTTGTAGCTAACTGTTGAATCTCTTTATCAATTTCACCAATCCTAGTTTGTCTATTTTTAGCTCCTGACCTTCCTCCACCTGAAGCATTTTGCAATCTTTCTCTTTCAGCTCTTAATTTTACAAGTGCTGGATCTGTACTTGTTTCTCCAAATCTTTTTATCTGAGAAGCTTGTGCTCCTTGTGAAATTTTAAAGAAGCGATCTGCGGCATTAATTAAACCTGCAATTCCAGCTTGAATCTTTGTAAAGAATATTCTAAATTCACTACTGACTAAACGTAAATTATCACCAAACAATTTCAGATCTGAAGCACCTTTTTCTCCTACAGCATTAACTAACTGCTGCATTGCTGCATTAAACGCTGCTTGTTTGCCTTGCAACGTTTCAATCATCTTTATGCGTTCACCTTCAGCCGTTCCAGCAAGACCTAAAGAAGTAACAATTTGACTTGTATCTTGAGTAAAGCTTCCTAATGCTTGACCTAATCTTGCGGTGCTAGACACCATTGAAGAAATAAGCTTGTCAAACTGTTGGCCTATTGCACTAAATAAGATTTGAGCACCAAAACCTCCTGATTTACTCATTTTATTCTGCATTAAAGCTCCTCCAACACCACCAGCAACAGCACCTACGCCACCACCAAAGAGAAGAGGGAAACCAGCTCCAAGCATTAAGCTTTCTCTCATCTGACCTCGTTCCTTACGTTTAGTCGCAGCTCTTCGTCTTGCTTTTGCACCTATTTTTTTAAGTCTTGCATTTTCATCTTTCTGTACTCTTTCACCTTCTTTGTAAGCAACTTCTAGCTCTTGAACTTGTGCAGTTGCTTTTCTCAAAGCCAAACTATACATAGTTTGATCTTGGCCTGGATGAGTAGCATTTTTAACCAAGAAATCAACAGAAGATGCCGCAGATCTTGCACCAGCTACTTGACCTGCTTTACCTGCCTTAAAGGATGCTGAAACTTTTCTAGAAGCAAGATTATTTAATCGTCTTTGTAAGTCAGCAGATTTTTCAAGAAGTCGTCTGTTTGCATCTTCTTGTTTTGCTTTCTTTAATTTGTCTTGATCAGCTTTCTTCTGTGCATTTACTCCTGCTTTATATTCACGTTCTAATCTTGAAACTTGTGCTGTTGCCTTAGATAATGCTTGATTATATAAATTTTGATCGCCTGTATCTGCTGCTGCAATAACACTACCTGCTGTTTTTCTTGCTGTAGCAATTGCACTAGGTTTAACACCTGCAAACTTTTGAGCACCTTTAGAAGGATCAAGAACATCTAGTCTTTCTTGTAATCGTCTTCCTTTTTCAAAACCACTAGACCTTTTAGCAGAAGCTCTATTTAAGGCATTTAATTGCTCAACAACACGACTTAATTCAGACCCTAAAGCTCGATACGTTTGAATATTTCTAGCAGTGACTTTCCCATTTCTGTCTGCTGCACTTCCAACCTCTACTTCTGCTTTTTGTAATTTTTTAAATCCCTCCTTTAATTTTTCAACTTGTGCATTTAATTCAGCTCTTTTAGCAGTTGGACGTTTACCTTCTCCACCTGCAAATTTCGTAGGAGAAAGACCTGCTGAACCTGCTTCTCTTATCTTTCGATCAACTAATCCTCTTGCAGCACTTAACTTTAGTCTTCTCTGTACAATTTTTTCTTCTATACCTGCTCTTTTTAATGCCCCTGCTTCTTCAGCCTTAATTAATTTTTGTTTTCTTTGAATTACTTCTAGCTCTCTTTCAACAGATTTTTTTTCTTTAACGCTTCTCCATTTTTGATAACGCATTTCTGAGTGTGCGTTTCTGCGTCTATTCCTGTCTGGATCTTTCGCGAATCGCCCTTTCTTATCCCTGGGCATATCAGGATCAACTGTATTAAATTTTTGTTTTGCTCTAGTTAAAGCTGCATTAATAGCTTTGATTCTATTTTCTACTCGTTCAGCATCTTTTGCGGCTTCTTTAAATTTTTTCCCAAGCTCTTTTACATCTTTTAAATTCTTAACAACAATATTTATACCAGTATTTAGATCCGCCACAGTAAAATTCCCTCCAGTTTCTTCAGTTTACCTACGTCTGCGAGCTTTTTGCATTTCTTCTTCTTGATCTTCGTTTAAGATTTGAAAATAAGCACTCCATCCTAATAATTCATTCAAAGTTAAATTACGGATCTCAGTCAAAGATTTCCCTAACTCCTTTGCAACACCAAATTGAAGCATTAACAAAGGATCTTTCCTGATCTCCGCACTTAGAATTTTGGGTCGATAGGCTCTTCCTCTTCTTCAGAAATAACAGCAAGCATTAAAGCTTGTAAATCTGAGTCTCTTACTTCGTTCTTTAAAACATCAATTTCACCAATATTAAATAACCTTTGACCATTATCATCTTGTGCTTTTGTCATTAAAAGTCTTAAAGCAAATTCATTAGCATCATCAGACTTTGCTCCCTTTTGTGCTCTTTCTCTTTCAGCCATTGTTAAAGGAGCTACCCACATTTCAAAAATAGATCCATCAGATAATTCAATTTCTTTTCTGACAGATTCTAAATTTGCAGCTTTTTTTAAACGATCTATAGCTCTTAACGATGCTCGTGAAGATTTAGGGCTAGTTGTCATAACAAAAATTGATACAATTTTATTCTAACCTAATAGACAATAAAAAACCCTGCATAAAGCAGGGCTTATGAAACATTCCATGTTCCAAGACTATTATGTCGAACTTAAGTCGAAACTAGGAACTCCTGCTGGACGGAAGTTAACTGATACTTCTTGAGCATCATCAGGGTTAACACTAAAACTTGCAGAAGTTAATGTTGCGTCAAAGCTGATTGAGCGACTAAGAGTGTCACTAACGTTTCCACCACTAAATACACGGTCTGTATAAAGTTTAAACGCTGCACCAACTTGCTGACGTTGAAGAACGTCTTCTACCAATCTGTTTGATAGAGCTGCATCTTCGTTTGTCATATATGTAGAAGCAGTACCAGAACCATCACCAAATCCAGCGATGTACTTTCTAAATGGAACGTATTGACCAGGAGCTTGACCAATTGTAGTTACATCAATCTCAGCTCTTTCAATTTCAAATGTCCACTCTCTTACTTGTCCGATAGAAGCAAAATCGTTGTAATAAACTTGAAATTCGTTAGGAGCTGCTGCTGTTCCTACGTCAGTCAAGTCAACAGCAGAACCACCATTAGTAGCCGAAACCGTTAAAGCTCCTGTAGCCGCAGTGTATGTTTTTACATAGTAAGTTGTTCCAGCAGTTAATCCAGCAGGTAAAGTTCCTGTTCCTGCTCCTCCACTAGAACCATCTACAACTTGAAATTTAACTGGATCACCAACCTTTAAATTTAAATAGGTCTGAACACCTGATGTGCCAGATAAAACGGTTACGGCCATGAGGCTGCTTTAGAAATTTACCTATAGATTAGCTCAAAACCGTAGCAACGTACGAAGTCGATATTTTACCCATGAATAAAGGGCTTGTTTCTGTTGTGAAAAAATCTGGGCCTGTAATCACTCCTACTTTTAAATAAACGCCTGTAGTGCCTTTTGTTCCATCATTAATTGTCTCTAACACCCCTACAGCAGTTGTTAATAATGTTTGATTCCTTGCTGGACCTGATCCTTTCTCTGTAAAAACTTTAATAACAACAGAACCTTTTGCGTTATCTACACTAGAAACCAATGTAGGTTCATTGGTTGCTCCAAAATTAATATTGACTCTTACATATTCAGTCTCGCTGCCAAGAGAAAAACCTGTGACATTATCAAAAAAAACAGGGACAGCAGGACTTAATCCGCCAAAAGCAGTTAATAAAGGATTTTCTATTTTTGCTCGAATTGATTGATAATTCATAATTTTCCTTTAAGTCTAAGATTGACAGTCTTTTTAATAGTATCTGTCATATTTTCATTGATATAACGATCAAACCAATCTTCTTTTGCAGTACGACTAGAAAGACCTTCTTCCGTACCACTACCAATATTTCCTCTCATATCAGGAATATTCCTTTTTGTTTTACGAGTTTCTAAACTATTTTTTCCTTTTTGAGTTTTAGGTTCAGATCCAGCCCATTGTCCTCCAAAAACACCTTCTTTTCGATCAGTTGCAAATTCTGCATATTCTTGACCATTATTATTTCTAGGCGAAACATTACTAACTCGAAAAGCAACTCTTCCTTTTTCTAAAACATCTCTAGCATCTCTCATTGTTACTTTTGGGCCACCACTTCCATCGTCAAAAGGTGAGACAGGTTCACCTTCTTGCATCGTGCCTCTCCATTCAAGACCAGGAGTTCTAGTTTCTATTTGCCAAGAGTTGGAAAATTTACCTGTCCAACTTGGACCTTTTTGTTGCAAATCATCTACAACTTGCATTGCAGATCCTTGTGCTGCACTAAGAAAATATGCAGCAATTGTCTTGTCAATATTTTCAATTTGTTGCCACTTTTTACCTACAGAGCCTAAAAAACCTGCCATTACTGTGACCTCACAATCAATGTATGAAATATAGGATTATCTCCTCTTGCTGTCTTAATACTAATTATTTTGGCTTCTAAAGTTACTCCTGCTTGTGGGTATCTAATACGATCTGCCTCAGTAGGGTAATAATTTCCTAATTCATCTGATCCTATAATTATTTTTACATCTGTTGTCTGATACAAACCTTCATCTTCATTAGAATTTATCGTTGTAATTACTCCTTTAACAGTGACATTTGTATCACTTGAAGTCGTTTGTCCTGTTGTTGGATTGTAAGTGGAACTACCAGTTTTTATGTAAGTTAAATCTTGCCCCCATGTATTTAAAATACTTGCTGGAACTGATCCAAATACATCATCAATTTTTGCCATAATTAACCTCTT